CCATTCGTTGCAAAGGGTACACAGCTTCAGTCGAGTGCTGGAATCATGAAGCTAGATTACGAAGACATTGATGGGCCACCGCTGCACCCTAACTGCCGCTGTGGACTTATTGCAGACTTAGGAGTTTGACATGGATACAAAGCAACTGAAAGCTACAGTTGAAGCCGCGACCGATGGCGGCATCGTTGCGAAGATCAGCACCGAATCTATCGACCGAGATGGCGAAGTGCTTATCCCGCAAGGCATGAACAGTAAAGAGTTTGAAGACAACCCAATCCTGTTCTGGAATCACGACTACTCAATTCCTATTGGCAACGTAAAAAACATTGAGCGTGGTGAAGGTGCAGTTTACGGCACGCTCTCATTCGCCAAGCGTGAAGGAGTGGAGGGTGACTTCTTTCCAGAGGTTGCCGAATCACTTGTTAAGCAGGGAGTGGTCAAGGGCATAAGCGTTGGCTTCGTGCCTGAAGATGGTGGCGTGCGTGCAGCCACTAAGCGTGACCGTGATCAGTATGGATCGAAGGTCAAGCGAGTATTCAACCGATGGAAGCTGCTCGAGGTATCTGTAGCACCTCTGCCAGCTAACCAAGATGCGTTGGTGGAGGCAGTAGGCAAAGGCTTACTTTCACCAGTGCAGTGCAAATCATTCTTTGGCGTAGAGATTGAGCCGGAGAGTCATCGTATTGTGCTTAGGCAACCTAAGCCAAGACATTCAATCAAACTGCGGGCTTCAAGGAAACAAGAGCCTGTTGTCGATACAGATAGTGCAGTGCGCAATTCGATTGCCAAACTGCGTGGGCAAATTTATATCTGAGCGGATCGCTACGTTGCTCCTTCAAAGGCGAGCAAGATGCCAAGCCGACCAAACATGGAAACTTACCAATGAAACAAATGTCACTTAAAAAGGTTCAGCAGGATTTACAGATCCTTCTGGACGATGCAGGTGAAGAAGACTTTACACGTGTAAAAGCTCTTTACCTCAAAGATGTAGAAATCGTAGACTCAGAGGGTGAAAAGATTGACCCTGATACTGTCGACGTAATGATTGCTATGCCAGAAGCCAAGGCTGAAGAAGAAGATGAAGAAGTCAAGGCTGACGAAGAAGAGCATGAAGACAAGGCAGAAGAAGAGGAAGAAGAAAAGCAGCTTGACGAAAAGGCTATCGCCGACATCGTTCGCAAAGAGCTCGCTCAAACAACTAAGAAGAAATCTGCCGGACTTGTTAAGTCAGCAGAAAGGATTGAAATGAAGAAGTACAGCAGCATCAAGAACTTTGATACAGACGAAGAAGCATATCGCTTTGGTCGATTCCTTGCAGCAGGTCGTGGACATGCTAAGTCTATGCTCTGGTGCCAGAACAACGGCATGCAGTTAAAGGCACATACTGAAAATGTAAACAGCCAAGGTGGCTACCTTGTGCCTGATGAGTTTAGCAGTACCCTCATCAACCTCCGTGAGTCTTATGGCGTTGCACGTCAGAATGCGCACATTGAACCAATGGGTTCAGATACCAAGCGTATTCCACGACGATCTGCTGGTCTGACTGCATACTGGACTGGGGAAGCATCCGCAATTACTGAATCAACTGCTACCTTTGATCAAGTTAACCTGATCGCTAAGAAGCTCGCAGTGATTACTTCAGTATCTAATGAGCTTAACGAAGACAGCCTCGTGAACCTTGGCGATTTCGTTGCTGGTGAAATCGCATACCAGTTTGCTAAGAAGGAAGACGAAGCTGCATTCATCGGTGATGGATCATCAACTTATGGTGGCATCATTGGCCTCGAAACCAACATTGGTTCAGCAGGTACAGAAACTGCAACTGCTGACCAGCTTGATGGCGTAACGCTCGCTGACATTTCCAAATTCATGGCTAACCTTCCTGACTTTGGTGATACACCAAACACGAAGTGGTACATGAACAAGCAGACATGGGGTGGTGTTGTTTCGCGACTTCTGTACGCAGCAGGTGGAACCAACTCAGTAGATTTGCAAGCTGGCATTCAACCAAGACTCATGGGCTACGATGTTGTATTTACCAGTGCTATGCGTAAGGCAGACAATGCTGGTGATTGGGAAACAGGCGAAGCAATTATGTACTTCGGTGATCTCAGCAAGGTCTGCTACTTTGGTGATCGTCGTGCAACCTCAGTCTCATTCAGCGATTCAGCTTTGAATGCTTTCGAGCAAGATGAGCTTATCGTTCGTGGTACTGAGCGTGTCGATATTGTGACTACTAACCTTGGTGATAGTTCAAGTGCAGGTGCTATGGTTGCACTCGTATCTCCCTGATAGATAACCAAATTAGGGGCTGGCCTGCATGGAAGCAGGCTGGCTCTTTTAACCTCAAAGGAATAAAAAATGATTCATTCTCAAGCAAATAAATTCGCAGCAATGATTGTGCCTGCAAGCATTAATGATGCAACCGCTACAGAAATCGAACTCGACACATTAGGATTCGATTACTGTACTATCTATGTTTACTTTGGAGCTATGGCAGCAGCTATGACTGCCCTTAGTGTTAAAGAAGGCGATACTTCAGGAAGTTATGACAGCTCCGCAATCGCTGCATACGGAGCTACAGCTGACATTGCAGGATCGACTTCTGCCTTGCCAACAGCTTCTGATGACAACAAGTGCTTCATGTTCGACATCGATCTTAAAGGAAGAAAGCGATACCTCGAACTAACTGCAACTGGTGCTGCTGGTGCTAACTTAATTGGTGCGTTTGCACTTCTTTCTCGTGCAGACAATGGGCCAGTTACTGCTGCTGATCGTGGTGCAGGAAACGTTGTACGTATCTGATAACAACTCAATGGCTTGCTCGCAGAAATGCGGGCAGGCCACTTTTAGGATTAGCTATGGAACGACTGTTTGAATCTAAGGTTTCGCTACTGCAATACACGGCTACTGGTTTGACAGGCAGTGAATTCAATACTGCTCAAAAACCTGCAAGCGGTTTTGCAGAGGCTGTTACTGTGACATCTAAAAGCACATTTAATAGATTCACTGCACAAGACGTGTATAGCTTCGATGCTTCAAGAGGTTCTGGCGTTTACATAGATACTTTTAGTGGGAATGTGAATGACCTTGAAGGCCTAGCATTAGGTGCATCCGCAACTGCATTCGCAATGCAGATCGCAAGCGAGTTGCCTTCATTTTGTGGGAGCCATATACAACTCAGGCTTACATCATCGCTTGGGATAGATACATGGTCTTACTTACTACTAAGCACACGGCAAGACTACTTAGACACTTACGACATTAGCGAGTTTGTTGAGGGCTTCGATGCAAACAGTGTTGCTTACCATGCGAGGGTTTTATAGTGCGATTCCAAAGAACGTGCAAGTTTGTTAATTTTTTATACCCTCAGTCATTAGGAAGGTTTGGTGTTACATCAGACGCTGCTGACACAGCAGGTTTTCAATCAGCGATATGGTTGACATCTTTTGGTGGTGCGTATTTAACTGGATCACCGCAAACTATTGCAAATGATATCTCTGTCTACAAACTCCAAGAAAGCGATGACTCTTCAACTTGGTCAGACATACCAGAATGCACATTCGGCAACGCTGCATGTGTAGATGTAAACGGCAATGCTCTAGCTCTTTCTGGACCATCTGATGCTGGTGCTAACGATGTGGTTTATAGATTCGACCTGAACCTGTTAAAGAGAAAAAGATATTTGCGAGTCTCAGCAACCAAGACTGGCGTTGGTGCTCACGTTAGTTCTAATTTAATTCTTGGCGATCCGTCTAACCTTGGTGAAATTAATAATACCAAGCTGTTCAATCCAACAAGCATTGGCGGCAACAAGACTTCACGATACATGATCATACCGCAGAGCAAGATTCCAACCTGATAGGAAAAGCAAATGGCAGTCGGAACATACGCAATCACATCTTTGGCTAATCTCAAAACCTACTTAGGTATTGATGACACAACTGACGATACGTTTCTTGAGCAGTGCATTGATCGTGCTACTGCATTCGTTGAATCGTATCTTGATTACAAGGTGATGAGTCGCGAGCTTTATGAATGGCATGACGGCGAAGGTGGTCGTCGCATGACTCTGAAAAACCCAAACGTCACTTCAGTACATACCGTTCGTAGTGGTATCGCTAATGCAATGAAGGTATCTGGAAACGTAGCAGGCGACATCGGTTTAACTATTAGCATCATTGATAACGTCGCTCAGTTGCAGAGAACAGCAAGCACTGGAGCAGAGACAACCGATGAATACGATTTAACAAATGCAAGCTATTTGACCACTAACTTGTTAGCAGCTTCTATTGAGAGCAAAACAGGTTGGTCAGCATCAGCAAGCAAGAACGTCAAGACGCAGTGGCTTCATAACCTTGGTGGCGTAGATGTAATTGAGAACAGCTACAACTTAACTTATGCGAATAACAGCGAGCAGATATTTAGAGTTGATCACAAGGCTGGCGTAATCTATTTACGGCGTGACCCTAATCACATATTCGATGCTGATTTGCGTATGCCTCATCAGCTACCAACAACAAGGCAGTCTTTGTTTGTAAATTACACGGCTGGATATATTGGCAACGCATTACCTAATGACATTGAGCAAGCATGTATCGAAGCTGCATCATCTATGTATAAGCAAAGAGATCATGACTCAAACGTAGCAAGCGAGAGCCTTGGTGATTACTCGTACAGCTTGCGTGGCCCAGCAGACCTTCTAGATTCTATACAGCGATTGCTTGAACCTTACAGGAGTATTCGATGAGCGTAAGCAGTCTGGCAAACTCAAGAGGCAAAGACGTAGTGATCAGAGTAGCTGGTGCGCCGACGATTGATTCAGTTGGTACGCAGGCTTATGTATCTGGTGCGTTTTCAACTCGGACAGTGAAAGCGTATATCGCTGATGGCGGTACGACTTTCCAAATGGAGGACGGCAGACCAGCAGCTATTCGCACAGTCACTTTCTATATACCGGGCAACGATGCGATCACTGCTTTTACTGATGTAGTCATTGAAGGCGATGTTTTCTTTGTGACTAACGTAGTGCATCCCGGCTTAAAGACCAGAGGTGCGATGGCATACACGAAGGTTGAAGCAACTCTTGATCCGAGGAAAACATGAGCAGCTTTAAGACAAATGTGAAGTTTGACGAAGACAAGATCATGCGGGCTTTAGCCAACGGCATGATTCGTGGCGTTAACATGATCAGCGTGCAGTTGAACAACAACATCGTTAAGAGGTTGAATAAAAAAGGTACAGGAATAGTTTACTCTGGCAATAAGGGTAGAGCATCATCTATAGAAGGTGAGCCGCCTGCTCCTCAAACTGCAAGGCTAAGGAATTCTTGGAATGCCAAAGTAAAAACCAGGTTTAATAGACAACGTGGCAAAGTTTTCAGCATAGTCAAACAAGGTGCAGGTGCTGGCAGTGCAGTCGCGTATGGTGCAATCTTAGAACTTCCAAAGTCTGAAAATGGTTTGAATCGACCATTCCTGCGAGGCAAAGAAGGTGCAGTGAATAGAACAAGACCTTTTGCCGATAAGGTCATGAGACAACAAATCAATGCAGCTATCAAGAAAGCAAACAGGATTACATAATGCCTACAGCTTCACTAATCAAGTTGATGCACGAAGGCATCAAGACAAGCCTATATTCGCAGACAGGTGCAGGTGAGTTCACTACTTTGATCAACAGTCGCATCTACGACACTGTAGGGCCAGAAGACAAAGTCATGCCTTACTGTATCTGGACAATGATTGGCTCTGATGTCGATGTACATTTTGACAGCAAAGAAAGAGTCACCACGCAAATCGCCGTGCAGGTCTATACGGATTACAAAGC